GTATGGATTCTCGGTGCATTCTGCGACATTCTACACTTTCCATATCGGCGGCCACAATGGCTTGATCTACGGCTCGTACCATTTTAAGTAGATCACGGCGAGCCACCTTGTTTTTGACCTGTGCTATATGCTTTTCAGCACGATCTAAGCGTTGAAAGAGAGTATCCATTTTGTAATTATACGAGCTTTTGAATTCTTAGTCAATCTGGAAATATGAACATAAATATCTATACCATGTTCTATGTGTATACCTATTTAAGAGAAGATCGCACACCTTACTATGTCGGTAAGGGCTCTGGCGAACGGGCATTTAAGAAGTGGGGCAAAGGTATTAAGCCTCCAAAAGATCCATCTCGCATTATTATTGTAGAAGATAATTTAGACGAACAAACTGCATTTGATTTAGAGCGCAAACTTATAGCAGAATATGGTCGTAAAGATTTAGGCACTGGCATCTTGTATAACATGACAGATGGTGGCGAAGGCTCAAGTGGGCACAAAACTTGCGGTTGGACTTGGAGCGAAGAATCTAAAGCCAAACGACGCGGTTCTGGTAATCCAGCATTTGGCAAAAAACAAAGCCCAGAAGTCCAACAGAAAAAACGAGAGAAAATGCAAGGACATAAATGGAGCGAGGAAACTCAGGCAAAACGCACAGCATCATTACAAAATCGCGAAGTAACTTGGGGAGATAAGGTTTCGGCGGCCTTAAAGGGAAGAAAACAAGATCCTGCTGTTGTTGCTAAACGAGCTGAGTCATGTAGACAAACATGGGCCGCTAAAAAAGCACTAAATACTTAACTATGCCAAGACTTTCCATGTATAGGCCTAACAGAACGGCCGACTATCAATATCTCGATAAAGTAATCTCCGAACAATATACAGTAGGAGGTCTTGATATTTTTTGCCACAAGTATCTCGGTCCTCAAGGAGCCGGCACTGACAACGGCAATAATGACGCTACTATTCCAAATTACGATAGTACAAATCCGTTATTCATCGAAGATTTGTTGCTCTTAGAAAATCGCGATCGTGTATATGATCCAGATGTGTTTATCATGCGCGGTGTATATCGCACTCAAGATATCGATTTTGATTTAACCCAATTTGGCTTATTTTTAAATAATGATACGCTGTTTATTACTTTCCACTATAACAATATGATCGATACATTTGGTCGTAAACTTATGTCCGGAGATGTTATCGAAGTACCAAATTTAAAAGACTATAACCCCCTTGACACTTCTTTAGTTAAGGCCTTGCCTAGATATTATGTAATACAAGATGCTAATTTTGCATCAGAAGGATTTAGTGTTACTTGGTTGCCGCATTTATGGCGTGTTAAAGCTACTCCGCTGGTTAATGCCCAGGAATATAGTCAAATTATCAATCAACCATTTATGCCAGAAAATATATGGGATCCTGGCAATTTTTACCCAAGTGGAGAAATAGTTAATAGTGGCGACATTTATTATCAAGCAACACAAAATGTTCCGCCTGGCACTGATATTACAAACACTGATTATTGGACTGTAATAACTAATCCTACTACAGTAGGCGACAAACAAAGTACACGACCTAAAGATTTAGCAATCAACGATGCCTTGTTAACTCAAGCATATAATGATGTTCCATTAAGTGGATACGATAATGTTAAGTTCTACATTATACCAACTACTCCTAATGGCCAGCCGGCAGGAGCCGGCTTAACTGCCGATGATACTTTTCCTACTGTTGACGGTACTGAAACTGGTGAAGGAATTAGTCCGCAAGGGTTTGGTTATGTTGCAGGATACTTAACAGGATCCACAAATACTCCTAACGGATTGCCTGTAACCCCAGGAGTACAGTTTCCACCAAACCCTGTGTTAGGCGACTACTGTTTCCGATTAGACTACTTTCCAAATCGTTTATTTAGATATAACGGTAGTGCATGGCTAGCTATTAGTGACAATGTTAGAACTGATCTTGACTATGCTGATGGTGCATTAACTCAACGAGCAAGTTTTGTAAATAATCCATATACTGTGCCAACTACTGATATAGGCAATATTCCAAGCCGGCAGAGTTTAAGCAAAATATTACAAATTACACCCGATAACGGTGACCAAGGCGGCCATTTGCCGCCTAACCCAAGACCACCAGGACGATAATGGCAACATATTTTTACGACAGTCAGATACGCCGCTTCTTGTTACAATTCGCTAGAATTTTTAGCAACTTTGATGTTGAATATGGTGCAAACGAAGCTGGACAAGGACCTGGATCTACTGTAGACACTTTAGTTCGAGTTCCGGTTCGTTACGGCGATGCTAGTCGTCAGGCTCAAACAATTTTACAAAATAATTCGGCCAACGATATGCCATCAACTCCATTGATGACATTTTATATTACTGATCTAAAATATGATCGTCCAAGAATACAGGATCCAACTTATGTAAGTAATGTTCGTGTTAGACAACGCACATACGATGAGTTAACTGATAGCTACGAAACTACACAGGGCAATGCATTTACAATCGAGAGATTGATGCCGGTTCCGTACGAAATGACAATAAATCTAGACATTTGGACTTCTAACACTAATCAAAAAATGCAACTATGGGAGCAAATTACTACATTATTTAACCCTAGCCTTGAAATACAAAGTACTGATAATTTTTTAGATTGGACTAGTTTAACTGTATTAAATCTTAAGGATCAAAAATGGTCAAGTCGAACGATTCCTGTTGGTGCAGACACTCCTATTGATATTGCTACATTAACATTTACACTGCCTCTATGGATTACACCTCCAGCAAAAGTTAAAAAACTCGGGGTTGTTGAGAGAATTATTGCATCAGTCTATGACGCTCAAGGCGATCTTAATAATGCGTTAACTAATAGCGATTTGTTATTAGGAACAAGACAAGTGTTTACTCCATACGGTTATCAAGTACTGTTAATCGATAATAAATTACAAGCATTGCAGCAACAACAGGTTGTCGACGAACCCAATTCTAGCTTAACGCCACCAGACAGTCCACCTAGTAATCTTCTATGGCATAATATAGTTAATTTATACGGTACATTAAGACCAGGTATTAGCTATGTTACTTTAGAGCAACCCGATGGCACACAAGTCTTAGGGCATGTATCGTATGATCCAACAGACGATCGATTTTTATTATTTAATTTGCACGACGGCACTAAACCAGCAGATACATTGCCGGCAGTGCTATCGGTTATTAATCCATTATATAGTGCACCTGGTGATGGCCTGCCATTGCCTGCGTTGAATCAACGATATTTGTTTACCGAAAACACCGGTTCATTTGAAAACCCAGATGTAGATAATCCAAAATTATGGCAAGGAATTGACGGGCAACCATTAGTAGCACATGCCAATGATATTATAGAATATAATGGTTCTTGTTGGGAAATAATTTTTGACAGCACCAGTAGCCCAGATAATATACAGTATGTAACTAATGCTACTACAGAAATACAATATCGGTGGACTGGAACTATGTGGGTTAAAAGTTATCAAGGATTATATTCAGGAGGTACATGGGCTCTGGTCCTATAAATGCTGTAGGAATTTGGTTTTATAGTATAGATACTCATCGATATTTGTACCTTATGCGAAATGATCCAAAGCATCCAAATACTTGGGGGCTCCCGGGTGGCAAAGTTGAATTAAACGAAACACTAATTGACAGTATTGTTCGAGAATGTACTGAGGAATTAGGAGTTATGCCAGAATATGTACGCCTAGTACCATTAGAAAAATTTACAACACCCGACGGTAGATTTTCTTATAATACATTTTTTTGTAGTATATCCTCTGAATTCACCCCAGTGCTTAATGACGAACACACTGGCTATGCTTGGATTAATTCCGGAACATGGCCTAAGCCTATGCATCCAGGGTTATGGTCTACTGTAAATTTTGAGGCAGTGCGAGATAAGATTTTAACTATGGAGCTCACTGGTCAAACATCACAGTGACTAATAAATTCTCTATAAGTGAGATTTCTTCCGTTTGGAACTTCCATCCACACATCTGGCATAATAGTTGGCTCACCAACCATATAAAATAGTGCGCCAGGATATGCAACCATTACGGAATGTACTTGATTAATCCAGGATTGACTCTGTATTGGAGTTTCTTTATGATACCCTAATAAAAATATTTCAGAGTGACCATCAAATGCCGCTAGATATAATAATAATGCTATGTCGATTAAATTTGGGGTTTGTGGTATTAAATAAAACTCACCCGGGTGTGCAATACAATTTCTTGGAGTAGTATAAACTACATTATTTTCTTGATAGTTTGTTTCTATTAGTGCATCTAATTTTTGAGGGTTAGTTTCGACTGTAAAATCTAGACGCATCTGCTGGGCAATTTCTCCCACACCATAGGTTTGCAATTTTTTACTACTTAATAATCCGCCACGATGGCGTTGTAACCGAGTGTAATCAAATTTATATTGATCTATATTATTACCAATGCAAGCGGCACGACCAGAAATATGTTGATTTTCAATTGGGTTAGCGATCCACTCTCGCTTTTCTATTTTTTTTCCGCCAGACCATTTTGATTCTACAATAACAAATTCGCCAGGATAGTCTCGACGGAATCTGGCTTCCATTAGAGTCTGCCTACAGCTACTTCAATAATTCCAGTAGCAATAGAATCATAATCTTCTAATGCCTTGCCGATAATACAACCAGGTTCATAATATGCCATATCTAATGCCATAGCAACCCCTGGTAATTTGCTCGATACTAAACGATCACCTTTGCGAATTGTTCCAACAACCTGGCATGGAACTCGACCCGTTAATGCTACTTCTATCGGATGTTCACAATTTAATGCACTATTCATTAAGTAACTTGGATTTGTTGATACAATCCCTGCTACGGTTGTTGAATGAGATTCTGTAGAAATAGTAATTTCTTTTTGTCCGCCAAACTCAACAACAGTTCCGGGATGATAATTACTATCTGCTGAATACATTTCGGCTAAGTCAGCGTATTGTGCCGATGTTGCTTTAGCAAATACTGTGTTGAAGTAAGTTGTACTTGAACCAATGTTACCAACGCCATTGCCGTTACCATTGACGATATTACCAAGCGTTACAGTTCCTGTGCTAAAAGCACCTGTTGCGGCAGTTACAGTGCCACTTACTGAAGCAGAGCTACCAGTAATCACACCAC